TGGCAGATCGACTCCAACACACTTGGCACGTCCGCCAGCCAGCTTCGGTTGATTCAGCCGTTGCAGGTTCAGGGCAACACGCCAGGCACGACGTACACTCAGTGGTTGGTGAAGGTTCTTCAGGCGCAGCTCAACAACACGACCGGCACGTAAGCCGCGGTCATCGAAGGAGTATAAATCATGGCCGTAATTACCACAGGCTCCCACCCAAAAGCGCTTTGGCCCGGCATTAAAGCCTTCTGGGGCCGCTCGTATGACGAGCACCAGGAGGAGTTCGTTGACCTGTTCGATATTGAGACATCGGACAAGGCGTATGAGGAAGAAGTCGAAATTACCGGCTTTGGTCTCGCGCCGGTCAAGCCGCAGGGTCAGCAGATCGTGTACGATACCGAAGTGCAGGGGCCGGTAACGCGCTTCACGCACATTGCGTATGCGTTGGGCTATATCGTGACGTTCGAAGAACTGCGTGACGACCTGTATGAAGCGGTTTCCAAGCGCCGCGCTCAGCAGCTCGCTTTCTCGATGCGGCAAACCAAGGAAAACGTGCTGGCGTCCATTTACAACAATGGTTTCAGTTCGTCCTATCCGATTGGCGACGGCCAGGCGGTGTTTTCTGCCGCACACCCGACGCTTGCCGGCTCGCAGTCCAATCTTCTCACCACGGCAGCCGATCTTTCGGAACTCGCGGTCGAAGACCTCTGTGTGCAGATCATGCAGACCGTCAACAACCGTGGCCTGAAAATCAGCGTGCTGCCGCAGTCTTTGCATGTGCCGCCACAGTTGTTCTTCGAAGCGAACCGCATCTACAAGTCGGTGCTTCAGAACGATACCGCCAACAATGCGATCAACGTGCTGCGTGCGGTTGGCGTGTTCCCGAAGGGGATCAAGGTTAACCACTACTTTAGCTCGGCAACGGCTTGGTTTATCCGCACGAACGTGCCGCGCGGCGCGCAATACTTTGAGCGCGACAAGATATCCTTTGACCAGGACAACGACTTCGACACGAAGAACGCGAAAGCGGCATGCTATGAGCGCTACAGCGCGAACGTGGCCGATTGGCGCGGGCTGTTTGGAACGCCGGGCGTGTAGCGCTTGGGGTAACAGTTAGGGAAAGGGCGCTGGGGAAACTTGGCGCCTTTTTTTGTGTGGCAGCCGGATGTACTAAAACGCCGAACTGCACGCCTAATCCGTTGCGTTTGTGAATGTTTGCGTATTAGACTCCGCGCCAGGCAAGCGGAGCGGCGATCATGATACGCATCAAGCAACCCTGGGTAGTCTTTGCGTTGGCTGCGGCGGGTCTTCTGGCCGTCACCGCGGCAACGGCGCTTTCCGGCTTGACGCTCCAGGGTGGCACGCAGCTTCGCGTATGGGGCGCGCTCTGGTCTTCTGGGTGGGCTGCGGTTCACGGTGTCAATCCATACGCGTCATACGCCCTGACGCCGGCGGCGATCGTGCCGGGTCAGGCGGACGTGAACCTATCGCCGCCTGCGATGCTGCCGTTTTTTGCTGCGTTGTCGTATCTGCCCGCGCTCGCTGTGGCGCCGTGGTGGATCATGGGGCAGGCCGCACTGATGGCGGCTGGTGTCGCTGCTGTGGTTCTCTATGCGCCGGTTCCGGTTCAATCCTGGCGCGTGACGTGGGCGCTGCTTGTGCCGCATGTCAGTGCGGGTATTTGGCTGGGCCAGGACTATGCCATGCTGTTCGCTTTGTGTGCTGGTGCTTGGGCGCTCATGCGGACCGGCCGCGATATTGCGGCAGGAGTTGCCATTGGCGCGCTGGTGGCCTGCAAGCCAAATCTATGCCTGTGGCCGGCATATCTGCTGGTGGCCGGCGTGTGGCGTCCGGCGCTTGTAGCTGGCGCGTGCGCGGCGGTGGCGTCGCTATTGCCGGCGGCGATCTGGGGTGCACCGGTTTATCACCAGTGGCTTGCCGGGTAGTGTCTCAGTTTGAAAATCTCTAAATCTGAGACACCCTAGCGTCCCGTCCCGGCCCAGCTTATGCTATGCTTAGCGGTAAGCAAAGCGGTGGTGCCATGCATAGGGTGTATTTCGACACAAACGAGGGGCCGGGGGGTGTCGAGAGATACGGCCTCTGGTTGACCAAATCTGTTGAGGACCTAGCTCACATCCCGGGCGGACCTCGCGATGGAATGCTGGTGGTGATTTATATGGGTGGCGAAGTCGAGGCGGAGGCCACGTTAGAGTGGGATGCGGACTGGAATGGTTGGACTGCCCGCCCCGTTGCGGGAACGTGGAAGTCGGAGGCCACCAATGCCCAAGGGACCTAGAGGCGAATCCCGCGCCGCCGACGTGATCGGGCGGGCGGTCCAGATCATGCGGCTGGCGACCGGAGAGGAAACCGAGGAGCTTGCTCCCATCAGCCCAGGCGCGGCCCTGGGCAAGCTGGGCGGGCAGGCGCGGGCGCGCAACATGACGCCCGAGCAGCGCGCCGAGCAGGCTAAGAAGGCGGCGGCTAAGCGGTGGGGTCGGTAGCCTCAAAGTCTAATTCTGGCTGGTCGCCAAAACGTTCATTGAACCGCTTTTCGTATGCTGCGCGCTCTTTTGCTGATTCGGCCATCTCAAGCAATCTGCCGAGATGAATTCGCAAAGCGCGCGTACCAATGTCATTCAAGAACTGGAATAGTCTTTTCCGACGATCCCCGCCCTGCGCTTTGTTTGCGCGCAAAAGCTCTAGTATCTTTCCGTGGCTTTTTGCTAGCGGGTAGTAAACGTGGTTCAATGTCAGGTGCTTAAAGAACCACGGCCTGCCCAGCTCGGGAGCGTCCAAGTCGTATAGTCGATACCATTGCACATAGAGTTCATTGGGGAACTCTGGCTCGTACTTCTTTGCCTCCTCAAGAACATACAACTTGAACGCGCTGATTACTTCGTCTGCGGAGGGGCTGTAGCCAGCCAGTGCATAGACAAGGCCCTTGATGCCGTTCTTGGCCGATGCCGTTAAGATAATTCGAGCCTGATCAGCGACGCGAGGGCGGCGCATCTTACCCGCTGAATTGGCGGCAATAATTGCATTGCAAAGATCAATCAAAAGGGCCGCATCAAACCCATAAACAACGCTCGGTGGCGGACTTCCAGCCCCGCCGGTGCCCCATTGAAATTTAATAGGATTTTCGAGTTTTTGACGGATTTCAGCCCCGACGGCATCCATCATTGCTTTGGTCGCTAGGAAGCGCTGCAAAGCAGTGCCGCTGCCCCTTTCCAGCCCAAGCGCCTCCCCCATTCCGCGCTGACTGATAACGGCTGTTTTTTGCTCGTCATCCAATACGTAGCAATCAACGTCCAATCCAAATTCTCTTTGAAAGTTGCCACGGTGGATTGCCTTAACGCCCCACCGCGCAGCCGCGCCTTTGCGAGCACGTTCTTTAAGCTGTTCTTTCGTCATCTGTTGAGCCGTGGCGAGGCCGCCTTTTGCGCGCCCCTTAAATAGGTCATCCATGTAAGCATTCCACAACTTGTCCATGCTTGCTTACATCAAGATTACGCCTTATGCAAGCATAATCGCAATCTCGGATGCTTACTAATCATGCTTGACACTAAGCATAAAAGTTCATTACAAAGGGGCATGAACAAGCTCCCCACCGCCAAGCGTGTCCAAATCCTCAACATGCTGGTGGAGGGCTCCTCCATGCGCTCCATCAGCCGCGTGGCGGACGTGAGCATCAACACGGTGGCGAAGCTCCTGGCCGAGGCTGGGGAAGCCTGCATTGACTTCCACGACCAGAACGTGCGCGGCGTGAAGTCCAAGCGCGTGCAATGCGATGAAATCTGGTCGTTCTGCTATGCGAAAAAGAAGAACGTGGAAGCCGCAAAGGCTGCTCCCGAAGGCGCTGGCGATTTATGGACGTGGACCGCCCTGGATGCCGATACGAAGCTGATCGTTTCCTTCCTGGTCGGCAGCCGCGATGCGGAGTGCGCCCACGCTTTCATGCAGGACGCCGCGAGCCGCTTGGCAAACAAGGTCCAGCTAACGACCGACAACCTCAAGACCTACCTGGACGCCATTGAGGGCGCGTTCGGCGGCGATATTGACTATGGCATCTTGGTCAAAATCTACGGCGACACGGTTGCAGGCGCTGGCCGCTATAGCCCCGCTGAATGCACAGGCTGCCGGAAAGAGCGCGGCATGGGCAACCCCGATCCGCGCCATATCTCCACCAGCTACGTTGAGCGCCAGAACCTGACCATGCGGATGCAGATGCGTCGGTTCACATGCCTGACCAACGCCTTCTCCAAGAAGGTTGAGCCGCACGTCCACATGGTTAGCCTCTATACCCTCTGGTACAACTTCATTCGCCAGCACAAGACGCTCCGTTGCAGCCCGGCGATGGCCGCTGGCATCAGCAAGACGCTGTGGAGCATGGAGGATGTGGTGGCGCTGATCGACGCCAAGGCGGACGCCCCCAAGCGCCCACGGATGTATACGGTCAAATAAGAAGCAAGTTATGCGCAACGAACATGGCAGCTATGTTCGTATTGTTTTTTGTTGACTATGCGTACCCCGCGCAGATACGTCTGCCAAGTTCGTTTTGAACTTGGAGCTAGGTCAATGTCCGCTTCTCTCTACTATGGAGATAACCTTTGGCACCTGCGTAAGCATGTCGCGGACCAATCAGTTGACCTTGTGTATCTTGACCCTCCCTTTAACTCAAGGGCGCAGTACAACAAAATTTTTGACCGCCCCGACGGTGCGCCATCAGTGGCACAAGCGGGCGCTTTCATGGATACGTGGGCGTGGAATAACGACTCCGAGACTGCTTTCGACGCCGTCATGTCGCGCGGCGGCCGGCCAGCCGCTCTATTAAGCGCAATGCTCACGTTTCTCGGCAAAACCGATACGATGGCATATTTATGCATGATGATGCCTCGGCTAATAGAGTTAAAGCGTGTTCTAAAGCGTACGGGAAGCATTTACCTGCATTGCGACCCCACGGCCAGCGCGTATATTAGACTTATGCTCAACTCCGTGTTTGGAGAGGAGCAATTCCGCAACGAGATATACTGGTATTATTATAATAAAATTCACGACAGCAGAAAAAAACTATTTCCTCGCGCTACGGACACAATATTCTTTTTTGCCAAAGACGTGGATAGCGAGTTTGTGTTTAATCAATTGAAAGAGAAAAGAGATACCCCGTTTAAGCAATTGGCGCGCAAGAAAGTTGGCGGCAAAATGATAAATGCGCGCGATGAGCAGGGTAACCTTATTTACCGTATGAAAGAGGACCGCACGCTTGACAACGTGTGGCGTATTCCCTGCCTGCAACCGGCCTCCCAGGAGCGCTTGGGTTATCCAACGCAAAAGCCGATAGCGTTGCTTCGGCGCATTATCGAAGCATCCACTAAACCCGGGGATGTTGTGCTCGATCCATTTTGCGGGTGCGGCACGACAGTGGAGGCTGCCCAGCACATGGAGCGTTCTTGGATAGGTATTGATATCACTAATTACGCCGTATCCGTAATTGAGGAACGCCTTAAAAAGCAGTGTGACGGATTTAGGGCGCCTGTGGTTGGTCGCCCCGAAGACATGGACTCTGCACGAGATCTGGCAAAGCGAGACGAATACCAGTTTCAGTGGTGGGCTAATTGGCTTGTTGGAGTGCAAAACTACTGTGACTACAAGAAAGGAAAGGACCGAGGTGTAGACGGCCGTATTTTCTTTCGAAATGGCCCTCTTGGAACTGGACAAGTGATCGTGTCGGTAAAGTCCGGAAGGATCGCTCCGACAATGGTTCGAGACTTACTCGGAACCGTTGATGCTGAAAGCGCAAACATGGGGCTTTTCGTGTGCTTGGCCAAACCTACGCCAGAGGTAGAGGCCGCTGCTGCACGAGCGGGCAACACGAAGACAGCGCATGGTAGCTTCCCGCGCGTTCAAATTATCACAATAGAAGACTTGTTTCGCGGTGTTAGGCCGAGGCTTCCCCCCATTTACCAGGCGGAAGACGATGTGCGCCCGGGCAAGCTACGCACGCAGCCTCAGGAGCCTCAAATGAGTTTTAGGTTTCCGATTGCGGGCGGTAAAATTGACGAAGCTGAACCTAGAGAGATCGTCTACCCTTCTGCCCAGCTACTTTTAGCCCGAGCAGGAATGAGGGGCGCGTAAGCAGAGAGCGTCTCACTCTTGAGATTTTCAAAGTGAGACACTACCGCTTGCCGCGGTGGCGATGGATCAGCATTGGCGGCTGCCGCTGGATGTGTCGTTGCATGGTGTGCTTGCTCGCGCTGGTTTGCCTGGGGTCGGCAGCGTGGCATCGGCTGCCGCGGTGATTGCCGGCGCGGTAGCCGCGCGGAGACTTCCGGCCGATCGAGCGGGGGCGCTTGGATTGGCGGTTGGCGTTTTGGCATCGCCTCTCGGCTGGATTTACTATGCCGTATTTTTGACGCCGGCATTTTTAGAGGGGTTGTGGGGCGGCGCCTTAACCGTGGCGCTCCTTTCGGTGCCGCCTGCGGCATATGTGCTTGCGCAGATGTATGGGGTTGCTTGGGCAGCCTCGGCGGCTGGGCTGCTGGGTTTTCTCATAATCGCGTGGGATATAGCGGGGCCGCAGCGCTCGGCTACGATTCTTGATTTTGCAGGCGTCCGCGCGTAACGTTTGCCCGCGCGCCACCTGGGCGCGTGTTCATGGAGCATACCCAGATGGCAATGAAATCGGACAAGAAGAAAGAGGAAGCCAAGGCCGCCCGCAAGGGCGCCAAGGCCGAGGACAAGAAGATGAAGGGCAAGAAGGACTGCAAGAAGTAGGTCGCCCCGGCTGCGCCCAACAGGAAAACGGGGCGCGCCTCCCGCAAACATTCACAAACTTGATACGCGAGTCTAACGCGCGTAGTCTACAGTCCGTCCGCTAGTCAACCGCGAGACTCCCATGCCCGGCGCTTCATGCGCCCCTGGAGGCTCCTTTGGCTCGCACTGCGTTTTACGCTCCCGCACATCGTGTTCTTGCGAAAACCCCCCTTGGAGCTGGTGGCGCTCCTGCTGATATCGCGCCTTCCCTAGACTGGGGCGGCGCGGGGTTTATGGACCCTCGCCTGGCGTATAATGTCGCGAACAGCGCGACGGCGGCAGGCATCATCGGTTGGCTTGATACCGGCGATTGCAAGACGCTGGGTTACGTCCCTGCGGCCGTCGCCACGGCGAATATCGTCGCCCTGGCGCACACCACCAACGGCACGGCAATGACGAAGGTCACGTCGTCCGGCGCGGGCATCAATGTTGTGGGCGCCAGCGGGCAGCTTGTGCTGCCAAGCCTTGTCACGGTCCCTTCCGGCGCTTGCTGCATCGACGCTATACCGGCGCCCATCCGCTCTGCTGGCGGCGCATCCGGAGGCCATTTCTATACGGCGTTCTACAACCCGCTGAACATGGGCGGCCGCGCTGTTTCCGTCACCACGGGCACGGCCGGCACCGGCGGCACGATCGTTATTAAGGGATATGACGTGTACGGCTATCCGATGACGCAGAACATTGCGGCGTCAGCCACAGGCAGTACCACGGTCAACGGCACGAAGGCATTCAAGTTCATCACCTCGGTCACGCCGCAATTTACCGATGCTACCGGCACCTACAGCGTGGGCACGACGGATATTTATGGCTTCCCTGTCGCCGCCGACTATTTCGCGGATACCACGATCTATTGGAACAACGTTGTCCAGTTGGTCGCGCAGTTCACCGCTGCCGTCACCACCACAGCGACGGCGACAACCGGCGATGTCCGCGGCACATTCACGGCACCGTCCGCTTCGGACGGCACGAAGCGTCTCGACCTATACATTGAGCCCACGCTAAGTCGCATCATGCAAGTTCCGCAGTCGGTTGGACTATTTGGTGTCAGCCAATTCTGACGCTAGGGGCTGAGTCATGGCTGATACAGTTACCACGCAAATACTGGAAAACGGTCCCCGCTGGTACGTTGCGAAGTTTACCAACTTTAGCGACGGAACCGGCGAGACCAACGTTGTCAAAATCAATGCCACCACCGGCTCTATTGGAGTTCTGATCGGCGGCAACACGATCTATCCACAACTGCACCTGAAAATCCGCCGCGTTGAATACGATATCGGCGCAATGGCTGTTCGCTTGCAATGGGTTGCTTCGTTAAACCAAGATATTGCAATTCTAAAAAACTGGGGCGCGTGGGATTTTTTCAAAACGCAAGGTTGGCCTAACCCTGGAACGGCTGCGCTGTCGGGGGCAACTGGCAGCATCGCCTTTACGACGGTGGGCGCTGCTGCGAATAGTTCTTACACGATCACGCTGTGGTGCGATAAAGGCATTCCTCAGTCATAGGAGGCGCCTTTGGTTGCGGACAAGTTCTATCGCGGCGGCGATTACTACCAAATAGACGACATACGCGGCACGAAGGTCCGGGCGTCGAATACGCGCAAGCAGTGGGACGGCATGGTCACGCATGGCCATTCGTTCTCCCCGCGCCAGCCGCAGGATTTGGTTGTCGGGGTGCGGGATGACCAGTCCGTGCCGATCCCCCGGCCGCGCCAGGCGAATGTCTTTTCCATTGTGGGCACGCAAGTTTCCGCGCCGGCTGCGGCTGGAGCGACGCTTATCACCGTTGCCTCAACGGTCGGTTTTACGGTCGGCAATTTGGTGCAGGTCATGCTGGATAGTGGTGTGCCGTTTCAGTTTACTCTGACGGGGATATCTGGCAGCACGCTTTCGTGGACCGGCCGCGGCCTGCCCGGCTCGGTCGGCACGCTTTACGGTGATCCGATTGAGAACGCCGTCATTAGCCTTTCTAGCGTGGGTGGCACGTAATGTCCGGCACCACGAGCGGAACCTATAGCTACAACCAACAAGTTGTCACGATCGTAACCGGCTCCCTGCGGCTATGCGGCGCAATACAGGAAAACGAAACGCCTGATGCGTCGATGCTGCGGGACTGCATGGACGCGCTCAATGCGTTGATTAAGGGTTGGTCGGTCGCACAAATTCATGTCTGGTGCGAGGCTGAATGCATTCTGTTTCTTCAGCCTTTGCAAAATCAGTATAAACTTGGAACGGGCAGCATCGACAACGCGTGCCTGTTTCAAGATTTGACGCAGACGACACTGACCGCAACGGCAACGATGGGCGCCACGGTTCTGTCGGTTGCATCGTCAACGGGCATGCTGGTGGGCGATAACTTCGGGGTGCAGCTAGACCTTGGTGTGATCTATTGGACCACGCTAACCGCTGTTTCAACAGGCTCGGTCACGCTGGCTTACGGAGTTCCGTCGCAGGCGACGAGCGGCGCTATTTGCTTCGACTATACGACCAAGCTCGTTCGCCCCCTGCGCGTGCCGGAAGGGCGCCGCTACCTATATTCGACGCAGATTGAGACGCCGCTCATTGCGTTGTCTCGCTTTGATTACGACTATCTTCCAAATAAATACAACACGGGAACCGTCACGCAGTTCTTTTATGATCCGCAGCAGGGCCGTGGCGCGTACTCGACCCCAATTGGGCTGATGAACGTTTGGCCTACGCCATCGGATGATACCGCGGGTGTTCGGTTTGTGGCGCAGCATGCAATTCAGGATGTGACTTCGCTAACCAATGACGTGGACTTTCCGGTTGAATGGTTGGCACCTCTGCGGTGGAACTTGGCCGTTGAAATCGCGCCTGAGTTCGATGTTCCCGGCGATCGCTTCGACCGGTTGAAGGCTAAAGCTGACGAATGGTTTTTGCGTGTTTCGGCCTGGGATCGGGAGCCTGAGTCGGTCTTTTTCGGCTACGCATCCCAGCCTGGATATAGGTGACGCGTGCCTGCAATTCAGTTTGCCGCTGAAAGCTATACGGCGCGGTCGGTTCCGCTGCTGGCCGCGCGCAACATCAATATGTTTGTGGAACGGTCCCCGCAGGATGCGAAAGATCAAGTCCCGATATTCATGTGTCCCGGCCTGTCGGTTTGGTCGCGGCTTGGGAACGGTCCGATCTCTGGCCTGCATGGCATGGCGGGCACGCTTTATGCGCTGTCGGGCGGTGAGCTATTCAGCATCAATGCTGACGGCCTGGCTACAGCCATAGGGCAGACCTCGCTGGGTCCATCCGTCTCCATAGCAGACAACAACACGCAGCTTGTGATGGTGGACGGGTCGGTTGGCTGGGTTTATCAGCCCAGTGGGCTCAACCAAGTTCTGAGCGCCACGGCGTATTCCTATACGCAGACCAGTCTATTTTCCACGGCGGTCACGGGTGCTACGTCGATCGTGGTAAAGTCTGCATCAGGCATGTCGAATGGCGACAGCATCTCGATCCTGCTGGACGCTGGCGGCTCTTTTGCCACCACAATCAGCGGCGCACCTAGCGGGAACAACATTACACTCGCGGGGGCGCTTCCATCGCAGGCAACAGCAGGCGCTGGTGTCACAGACACATCGGCGACCAATAAGACCATCGTCATTTACGCCACGGGAAAGGTCGCCGTTAGCCAGGCCATATCCATCACGCTGGATAATGGAGTTGTTTTTAAGACCACGATATCGGCGGTGTCGGGCGTTTTTCCAAACTTGACATTGACGCTCGCCGCGGCTCTCCCAAGCCAGGCGTCCGCGGGCGCAATTGCTACGATTACCTCTCTGACGCTCGCTCAGATCACGGCGCCCGCGTTCATGCCGGCGACGACAGTTGTCTATTTTGACGACTACTTTATTTTTAGCGCCACGGGCACGCAGGAGTTTTTCCTGTCCAGCCTTGGTGACGGCACACAATACAACGGACTCGACTTTGCTAGCGCTCAAGCCAGCCCGGACAACGTCCTGGCAATCGTCAACTACCATGAGCAACTGTTGATCTTTAAGCAGTTTCGCATTGAGGTCTGGTACGACGCGGGTGCGGCAAATTTTCCGTTTGAGCGCTATGATGGAGCATATATCCAGCGTGGATTGGCTGGACCTTATGCGGTGACACAAGAGGACAACACCGTTTTTTGGCTGGGCGACGATGGTATTTTCTATCGACTAAACGGCTACAGTCCGCAGCGCATCTCTCAATTCGGCTGTGAGCATGCGTGGGCGCAATATCCCCAGTTGGACGATGTGACGGCGTTTGTCGTTACAATGGAGGGGCATAAGTTCATCTTTTTGACCTTCCCGTCGGGGAACGCGACTTGGTGCTACGATATATCTAGCGGGACCGAGCAGCCATTATGGCACGAGCGGGAAAGCTGGGGTTCGGCGTGGGTGTAGCATGACCGACTACGCCCTCTTTTCGACGGTCCAATATCCAGCGAATAGCTGGACGCTCTCCAGCGATCGGTTGACCGCTGTAAGCGGAGCAGCGGGCGCGTCTGCGCGGCTTAATGCCTGGATCGGCCAATCTCTCACCACAGGGCGATTTTATTTTCAGATAAAGGTCAACACTGTAGGAGGTGCGCTAGGCGAGGCGCTTGGGCTGGCGGATACCAGCACGTCACTCAACACAACGAGCGGCAACCCGCCAAATTGCCTATTGGTATTTATCGACGCAGCAAGCAATCCCGGCGATCTGTATTCGATAAATGTTGGCAGCTACACAATGCTGCATTCGTTCGGAACACCGAATGTAGGCGACAGCTATCTGTTCTGCATAGACGCAGGCATGAAGCTGGCATGGGTCAATTACTGGAATGCCACTGCATCTACGCAGAGTGGATGGAACCCGCAAAACGTGGGCGCGAACCCGGACACCAATATGGGTGGCATTTCGCTTTCGTTCATCTCAGCCTTCACACCACTTATCCAGGCTTATCTTAGCACAGGCAATTCCGTTACCATCAACACTGGCGGCAGCGCATATCCAATCACGATGCCGACCACATTCGGCAATCTACCGCCCACGATACAGATCAATTCCACCACCATCGTAGAAAGCCTGCTGTCCGCAGTAGTCTGGGGCGGCGACAATGTTACCCAGCTTCAGTATCAGCTTGACGGCGGCTCATGGACCAATGCAACCGGCACCGTAACGGGCAACGGCGGAACCGCGTTTTTCCCCATAATAAACGATTATCTAATTCACTCACTGCAACTGCGGGACAGCGCCAACTCTATTGACGCAATGCCGCCGGTTTTAACGTTCGCCGATATACCCGGCGATGTTGTTCTGAGCGAGTTTGGATTTATTGGCGGTAGCAGCACAACCGGGACCATCGCGCTATCCGGCGGCGGCGTTACGTCGCTCTCGTTCAACACCAATTTGAATTACTACAGTGGCACGGGTTTTGCGACTTACGCGATCAATATCAACTTCCTGAATGCTTCGGGCCAGATAGTGTTCAGCACAGGTAACGTCTACTCGCTGGGAACGCCTATCACTTGGGGCAACCTATGGTGGGAAAGCGTCAATGGTCATGGTGTTTCCAGCATTACCGGGACCGGAAGCCTCTATAACGTAGCGGGCACACTGACCTCGTATTATTCCGGGTCGAATGTTTACGTGAATTTCGACGTGACCGTGAACGGAACCGTTACAAGCTACAGCGGCGTTCAGGCGTTCATCGGCACCGACCCAGTTATAACAGGCGTTGAAATTCTTACGAATGCCAGCCTGGACACGGGCGAATATTCCGCATCGGTGTCTGTGCCGCCGAACCCCCCGGAGACGCTAGTGCTAAGCACGGCGGCGGCATCCAGCGGCGGCACAGCGACCTTGACCGGCACCTATGCCAATGCCCCTCTGGCTTATATCGGAATCAGTGACAGCGGCCCTAGCGGCTCATTCACGCTGGCGGGATCGTCCTCGATCACCGGAAGCACCTACAGCGCCAGCACTACAAACACGTTCACCCCCGGAACCTATCCGATGGTGACGCAGGATTTGGTGACAGGCGTTAAAAGCAACACCGTAACGATGACAGTCGCAGCGCCTCCTCCGGAGACGTTGACGATTACCGGCGCATCGTGTGTGGCGGGTGGGCCTGTGACAATTTATGGCAGTTTTGAAAATGCGCCTTTGGAGCTTTTGAATACCAGCACAAGCAACGGCGCAACGTTCACACCGGCTGCGTCGTCTTTGATATATGGGGTGGATTCGGGAACCTACGAAACCGTCACCGCCAATTCGCTGAGCGCGGGCACCTACACACTTTATACGCAGGACGCTGTTACGAGCGTCATTAGCAATCCGTGGCCATTGGTGGTTACGCTGCCGCCGGAAGGGTCGTGCTGCGTTGCTCTGCCAAGCCAGACCCTCGGACGATACCGCGGGAACGTTGGCATCAACTTCTATGGACTCACGCTGTTTGGCGATTTCTCGTCCGGAGTTATCGGGGTCGCCAATTTCGGCGAGTTTCAGGAATACGGCAACACGATGCGGGGGCTGATTACCGCGCCGTCTATCCATAGTGATCGCAAGCGCATCTTCATGCCACGGTTTGAGCTTGATATTGAAAGTGGCGTCGGCCAGCCGGATTGCTGTGGCTACGATCCGGTGTGGATGCTGGACTGGTCTAAGGACGGCGGCCGCACTTACGGGCCAATCCAGCAGTTTCGGTCCATGGGTAAGATTGGCGAGTACAGACAGCGGCTGCGCTGGCTGCGGCTTGGGCAAGGTCGGCAGTGGATTTTTCGGCTGCAGTCAACGGACCCGGTGCGTCGCGTGATTATCGGAACGTATGCTGACTTCTATGAGGGCATGGGGACCAGCGGGCCGTGAGCAACCAAGGCAATCCGCCGCAGGAGGCGCCTGGCAGCATCCTTGGGCAGTTGATGCTGACGCGTCCCGCCGTCAACGAAGATCGCACGTTGGCGCCATGGCTGGGGCAGTATCTGACACGCTTGGCTGGAGCGATCGGCAGTTCGTCGTCCAACTCCAGCACGCAAACGATCAACGAGCAGGTTAGCAGTCTATCGAGCAGCCTCACGCTGTCGTTCGGGGCATCTGGAGCTGATAGCGCCACGCAGGCGCGGTTGAACGCTTTGGAGGCGGCGGTAGAGCGGGGGCAATTGCCGCTAATGCTGACCGCGGCGCGTCCTCTCGTTCCGCTTCCGCCGCCTCCGAGTAATTGGGGCGCTTCTGCGATCGTTCTGTATGATCGGTCTGTAGATACGACGCTTACCGCGAATGCAACCTGTTTGGCCGTCGTGGTTCCTTCGGGGCAGGCGTACGGTTTTTCGGCCGGGCTGCCTGGAAGCGTATTTGAAAGCATCAACGGCACAGCATCAGCAAGCACGACCCTTACTTTGCTTAATGCGGGGTCTAGTGTTGGGACGGTTTTGTTTCCATCCGGGTCCAGCGTAGGTACGGCGACGGTATCCAGCAACTTCACGGTAGCCGGCGGCGCGGTTCTTTTGTTGAAAGGGCCACCGTCTCCAGATGCACATTTAGCTGGTGTGGTGGCGACTTTGGTTGGCTTCTCGGTGTAATTGCAAACATTCGCAAACGTGACATTGGCTTGTTGCGTTGCTATAGAGGACATTGAGGCATAGGCATGCGGCCTCGGTGAGTAAGTCCCGAAAGTGCAGCCATGGCGTCCCCAGTCAGTGAAATCGTTCCCGCGCAGGCGATGCCCACGACGCAGACGCTGCTGTACCAAAGCCCGGCATCGACCACGACGCGCATCGACAAGCTGAGCTGCACGAACACCGGCGCCTCCACCTACAACGTCACAATCTACCTGGTGCCCAACGGCAACTCGTATGGCGCGGCGAACGCGACAACGAACGCGCAGGCAATCACGGCTAACGCGACGTTCAATAGCCCCAACGAATACGGTCATTACCTGAATCCAGGCGATGCTATCTGGGCAATCGCATCGAACGCCGCGGTGAACATCGCGGTGGGCGGCACGCAGGTGACGGGGTGAGTCCGTTTGCAGTCCTTGGTCTACCACGTTCCCGCACGGCGTGGCTTTCGCAGTTCCTGACCTATGGCGATCGGGTGTGTTTGCATGAGCCATCGCGGCACTGGAAGGGCATGGCGGACCTGCATGCGGCTCTTGATGCTGGGTGCGGGCTTTCGGACAGCGTTCTGACGTTCCGTTGGCGCGATATACTGGCGCATCGAGCGGATACCGCCGTTGTCGTGGTGCACCGTTCTGCGGGCGAGGTTCTGACTTCTTTTCGCCGCGCCGGACTGTGGCATGATCGGTTGCCGGAAGCGGTTGCTTCGCTGGAAATGGCGATTGACGAATTGATGGAGGGCGCGCCAGAGGCTTTGCATGTGCCCTACGCGGCACTTGATCAGCATAATGTCTGCGCCCGTGTATTCGCCCATTGTCTCGGATTCGATATGCCGTTCGCGCATTGGCATAAGTGGCGCGATCAGCGCGTATTGGCGGACGCCACACAGCACATTGCGGATGCCGCGGCCAATCCTCACATCGGGGCGCTATTTCCAGAGCTGATGGAGGCCGCGTAAATGCCGGCAATTATCGGCGGCATCATTTCTGGCGGCGCATCGCTGTTAGGCGGCATTCTCGGCGGCAACGCGCAATCGTCGGCCGCCGCGCAGGAGCAGCAGGCGCTTGAGCAGGCGCTACAGTTTCAGAGGGGTGTCTACGGCACCGCGCAAGGAAATCTTGATCCGTTTATCCATACGGGCACCGGCGCGCTCTATTCCCTGGCGAGCCTGTATGGTTTACCGGGGGCGCCGGGCCAGCCTAACACCGGTCAAGGGGCGCAGCAGGCGTTCAATAATTTCACGCAAACGCCGGCCTATACCTTCGGGCTAGGGCAGGGCGAGCTTGCGGCCAATCGCAGCCTTGCGGCCTCTGGTCTGACCGCTTCTGGCGCGCAGGCAAAAGCCCTCACGCAGTATGGTCAAGGATACGCATCGCAGGGTTTCAATGGCTACATCGGGCAGCTCGCGCA